CGCGGATCTCAGCGGGGTGGATCTCGATATGTCGTGCCTACCTCTATGGTGCGGATCTCTCAACATGAAGGTTGATAAGCGAATTGCCGCCCAAATCATGTATCATGCGTGCGCTCTCGATTGTGATGATCCCGAATATCGAGAGGTGAGATCAAAATGTCTTGCTTTTGCAAATCAGATGCACCGTGAAGATGTTCCGAGGTTGGTATAAATGCCCGCCATCGACATGACCCCCACCACCACCGCCATCTATAAACTGTATGGAGGTATACAGGAGAACCGCCCGCATCTCGGAGCAAGCATCATCGGTGACAAATGCGCCCGGAAACTCTGGTATTCGTTCCGGCATGTCATCAAAAAGGATCTGGACGGCAAACTCGGACGGCTCTTCCAAACAGGACACCGGGAAGAGGAACGTATCCTCGACGAACTCAGACAGATTGGTATAGAGGTATATTCCGAAGTCGGAGGAAAACAGATCCACTATACCGATCCGATCAACAAACACATTTCCGGATCTCTGGATGGGATCGGGAGAGGATTTGAGGAAGCCCCTTCGACCTGGCACGTGATCGAGATCAAGACCGCCAACGGAAACAATTTCGATAAGCTCGAAAAATCAGGCGTGAAAAAGGCAAAGCCTGAACATTACGCCCAGATGCAGGTATACATGCATTGGGCCGGACTCACCAGAGCCTATTATTTCGCGGTATGCAAAAACGACGACCGGATCTACGGTGAGAGGATCGAATACTCCAAGAAAGACGCTGAGGGGCTTCTTAGCCGCGCCCGGATCATAGTAGACGATCCAAACGTGCCGGATCGATTCAAAGGCGCTTCAGAGAATTATCCACCGTGCTCGTGGTGCGACTACCGGGATCTCTGTTACGGGCGGGATATTGCAGACGCGAATTGCCGTACCTGCTGCCATTCAACGCCGAAGCCGGATGGATCGTGGTATTGTGAGAAGGAGATGGATGCATGCAACCTCTGTGAGAGTCATACATTCATCCCCGCGCTCGTCCCCCTGGAACTGGTCGGGGTTGATGAGACGAGTGAGAGTATCATCTATTCGACTGCATCGGGCGAGCACATCACGAACGGCGAGGACGGCCTGCAAGGAGAGGTTTTCAGATCCAGAGTAAAGGAGTTATTATGAAAAAAATAATTGAGTTTCGTGATCAGCGCAACTGTCCGTATTACAAAGATGCTGGGCGGTATTACAACTGCACACACGAAAAAAATTGGTGTCAACCCTGCGAACGACACGGCGGGAACTGCCCGCTTGAGGAGGTGGAATAGATGACAAACAAATCTAAACACATAGAACCCCTTTTCTGCGCAGAATGTGGAGAATGTTGCCGACATTTCGATATATTCTACCCCAAAGGACGAGCGGGAAATAATAAAAACCAACTGCTCTTATCCGAGATGGAACGTTTCAAGCGGCTCGCGTGGATGGGTGATATGGTCGAACAGACAGAGGTAGATGGTGGATATCGTCTGCGTTTTAATATTCCTTGCAAACACCTTCTCATGGACGAGAACGAGTTACTGAGATGTGAAATATACGATTCCCCGGATCGTCCTCTGTTGTGTCGCATGTTCCCATATTCTGAGACAACAAAAGAGGAATGCCCGCTGAAAGATGTCTTTGAGGAGGTGGAATAGATGGGACATTTTGAAAAGGGTAGGTGGATCGAAGATGAACCGCGTTTCGATGGGAACGATAGGAGACCCGTCCGGCTTTGGTGGACGGGGAAACCCGGAGAACCCGGAGAATGGATCGAGCTCCCCGGATCCGTGTCAGATGCCGAACTTGAAGCGGCCGCGGAAAGGTGGAAGCAAGAACACCACGCCCATATTGACAACATGTTCCAGGAGTGTTACAAAAACCAGCGCCCATCTCTATTTGAACGCATCATGCGATACTTCAGGAGGTGAAGGAGGAATGATCTGGCTAATCCCTAAACGATGGTTCCGACAATCAGTTTCCCGGCGTATCGAATACCTGATCAATCGGTGTCTCTGTCATCCAAACTGTCCGCATCTGAGATGTTGCGCGATGCCCGGAAACGAGAGGTGCAAAATATGAGACCCGTCCTGTCCGAGACATATCTGCTCGATCTCTATTGGGGTCTCGGATACAGTCTCCGTGACATTAGCCGGATCTCCGGATACCATGGCACTATCGTCCGCAAGGCTATGGATCGGCTCGGTATTCCGCGCCGGGCACCACACGGCGCGCCCGTCCGGGGGAGCCGGCCCATGATGAAAACAATGGTTGTCCGCGATCCCGCGCTCGCGGAACGGCTGGGGTTGACCGCATGAAATCAGGCACAACCGTATTTGGGATCTGCGAGTATTGCGGTGAGCCGTTGACACGGTATATCCCGCCATCTCGGAAAATCCCCAAGATCATGTATTGTAATGTCGAACACCGGATCGCCTCGATCCGCCGGGAATGCGGGAAAGAGACGCCCCGAAAATACATCCCGAAATACCCGGAACTCCACGATCCCGAATATCTCAGGAACGCGCTGGATGGCCGGTCGTTGTATCAGATTGCGGCGGAGATCGGGTGCGGGTATGATTCTGTCCGGAAAGCGGCGCTGAAATATGGTATTGATTGGAGGAGGAAAGTATGAGAGAAACCAAGACAGGCATCGAATATGATTGGGACCAGATCCTTGGAAACGACAGGAGAACGATCCAGGAATTTACCGATGATGAATTGAGAGACGAGCTTGAGCGGCGGAGGAAAGCAAAAGAAGATGGGTGGAATAAACCAACGAAATATACAATCGACAACCCTCCGTGGGTGTGGTAATGATGATCGATCCCAGCATACCATCAGAGGCACAGGAACAGGCGGCATTTGTGCAATATATGCGGCTCAAACACCCGGATATCCTCATATTCGCGATCCCGAACGGGGGAAGCCGGAACAAAGCAGAGGCGGCGAGGATAAAGGCGGGCGGGGTGGTTGCCGGGATACCGGATCTCTTCGTGCCTGAGTTCCGGCTCTGGATCGAGATGAAGCGACGAAAAGGTGGCACGGTATCAGCCAAACAAAAAGAGATCATACATGAGCTTGAACGGGTGGGGTATGTGTGTAGGGTATGCCGGGGAGCAGACGAGGCGATCAAATTGATGGAGGAGGTAATAGGATGACAAGCGACAGACTGATGGAAGCGTATTTGCGGTATAAGCATATGGACGAGTTATTTTTGAGATGGCGCGAAGATCGCGAATTGGGTCCACCGTTTCAGACGGTTGGCGATCTCTGGATCGCCATCAAGATGGAAGTTGAGCACGGGGATGATGGGAAATGATAAAATTTGAGTTGGCGCGATGTTGCGCAGTTTGTGAATTTATCGCGCGGGTGGGGTTGGGGTATCCCATATGTATGCATCCACACAATTATGATGAGGAAAGAGGTTTTCACCCGAAAACGGGACATTTGCGCGTCTGTAAATGGTTTAGTAACCCAGAAGATGTCGATTTTTGTGCGGGTGTTATAGGCGTTCCGTTACGCAAAAAACGCCGCGCTGATATCATCGAGAGCCCGGTATCCTGCCATTATCGAGGCACCGGGTATAGAGGAGACGACACGCAGTATGGGTGTATGTTTTATCGATTAGCAAACGTTAGATCGGTTCCGTGCCCCGGCGAAACAGAGTTCCCGGACGGGTGCCCCCTGGAAGAGGTGGAAGTATGAAGAAATTTTTACCGCTCACATACGAGCCGAAGATCGAGGGAGTGATTAACGGCACGATCAGACAGACTATCCGGAAAGGGTGGAAATACAAGGTTGGAGACCAGATCGCGTTCCACGGATGGGAAGGTAAGCCGTATAGGAGCAAATGGAGTTTCAGGACGGGGTATTATGAACTGACACAGGTAATAGACTGCACCATATATCCCCACGGTTTCAGAGTTACGCATTTTCACCACTGGACAGATTGGGATGTGGATGCCATTGCCCGGTGGGATGGTATCGATCCCCCAACGGGTGTCGAACTTGGGCGGGTTCTGAACGAGTTAAATAAGATCCCACAAGCTGGGATCTATGCGCAGATCCTGAGGTGGTGAATGATGGTAAATATACAAATCAGAATAAACTTTGGAGCAATGGCCGAAAAAATATCAGAACAGCTTGCTCAACAGGGGTTCTATATCCCGGTTGAAAAAACCTCCGATCGGATTGAAAATTTGAATCATGCATTAAACATGGTTAAAATACATGGTTTGTTTTCGGGTTCGGCGTGCGATGAGGCAAGGAGGCGGTTATTTAAGATGATCGTTGATCAAGCAGAACCAATACCCCCAGAGGTGTTTTGAACCATGGTAAATAACAGGTATGGATATTATGTTTGCGATTGGTGCGGGCAGACATTTACAACCAAACCATATGATTATGGTGGGTTCCGGGAATACTGCTCGAAACGGTGTTATCTCGATTCGGAAAAACATGATTCCAATCGGGCGGTGAAAAAATGAACCGACACCAATGCACAGATTGCCTGATCCTCATTGATGATGCGGATCTCGTTGATGGTAAATGCCCGGTATGCCTATCAGACAAATCGCTTAAGCCGATCTGTCCGGGTGATCATATATGCAGGTGCCCGGACACAAACAACTATCAGGAAACATATTGCCCGATGTGCGGCGCTCGCACCTGTCCCTGCGGTTCCCACGATATAACTATCATTTCGAGAATTACGGGTTATATGAGCGTTTTGTCGGGGTGGAATGCCGCAAAACAGCAGGAATTCGAGGACAGGCACAGGTATGATGTGGCGGTGAGGAGGTGAACATATCTCTTGATTTTCGGGTTGCGTGTGTGATCCAACAACTATGTGATGTTGGAAAACACGAAGCAACATTCAAAAAAGTTCATGGTGCATTTCAGGATATCAATGAAGAACGTCTCTCATCAATACTCGATACCCTGTTTGATTGGGGCATTATTCGTGCAGAACACTTTGATGGGTTGTGGCGATACCAAATACAAGACGACCAAATCCCGCTAATTCGGGAAATTGTTGTTTATATAGGAAACAAATAAACGAAATTAAAAGGAGGTGATTATATATGTCATTGGAATTACGAGATTATCAGAAAGATTCAATTAATGCGTTCTGGGATTATGTTGCCAAAGGCGGCCGGTCGGGCATTATATGTGCTCCGACCGGCAGCGGAAAATCGCTTTTGGTGGCTGATATATGCAAGACGATGATAGAAGCGTGGAAACACACACACATCGTAATTGTTACGCACCGGGCTGAGATCATAGAACAAAACAAAGCGGAGTTTGAATCATATTATCCCGAAGCAAAAAGCGCCATTTATAGTGCAAGTTTAAATAAAAAAGAGACAGATGAGCGAGTAATATTTGCCGGAATACAGAGTATATATAAAAACGTTGATAAATTACCAAAGATTGATCTTGTTATTATAGATGAATCTCATTTGGTTTCACAGAACGAAGATAGTATGTATTTCAGATTTATATCAGAAATAAAACACATTAATAAAAATGTTGTTATTTTGGGACTATCAGCCACACCGTATAGGTTAGATTCTGGTATTTTATATGAGGGTGAAAATAGATTGTTTGAAAGCCTGATCTATGATATCGGCTTGAGGCGTCTCATAGATGAAGGATATCTGTCACCCGTTATAAGCAAGAGCGGATTAAAGAAAATTGATTTAACAGGCGTGAAAACCGTTGCGGGGGAATTTAATAAGAAGGATCTTGAGTTGGCGGCAGATAAGGACGATCTTATTAAATCTGCGGTTGATGAAATTATAGAATATGGAACTGATAGAAAATCTTGGTTGGTTTTCGCAGCGGGAAAAGATCACGCCGTTCATGTTTGTAATGAAATAAAATCTCGTGGTATAACCTGTGCGGTCGTTACAGACGACACCAACATAGATGAACGGAAACGGATTATAGACGACCACAAAAAACAGAAAATTAGAGCATTAATAAACGTTGAAATTTTCACAGTTGGGTTCAATAATCCTTCGGTTGATTTGCTTGTTCTAATGTTTGCAACCAAATCGGCTGCGAAGTTCGTCCAGGTTTGTGGTCGTGGTACTAGGACATATCCAGGTAAAGAGAATTGTCTGATTCTTGACTACGGTCAAAATTTTAATAGGTTCGGCGTATTAGATGAGGTATCACCGAGCAGAGGCACCAAAGGCGACGGTGTTGCGCCTGTCAAAGAGTGCCCCGAATGTCGGGCGCTCGTCCATGCTGCAGTAAGAGTATGCCCGGAATGCGAATACCAGTTCCCCGAACCCAAGCCAAGCCACACGGGAGACAGTTATAGCGGGGCAGTGTTGAGCGGACAGGATGAACCGGAATGGGTGGAGGTTGTTGATTCAGTAGAATTCCTCAGATGGGAAGGCAAAGAGGGGAAACCGGATACCGTCCGATGCAATTTCTACACGGCAAAGAGGAGAGATCCGTATTCGATGTGGCTGGCTCCAGAGCATGGCGGGTTCCCGAAACAAAAGGCGATGGAATTTATCCGCGCTTGCGGTGGGAAAGCTGAAACTGTGGAGCATATCCTGAAAGAGTCGTTTTACTACCAAGATCCGAAGGCGATCCTCGTTGCAAAAGATCCAAAAAATAAGCGGTATTGGAGAATACTGGCATTTGATTTCCCTGATGAGAAACCTTCGCGGCAGGTTGAGTTGTGAGAAAAGAGGGGTGGGGTTATTCACTTTCAACCCACGCCCCGCTTCTCAACATTCTTGGTGGACACAAATCCACACATACAGCATCCATTTTGGCGAGCCGGTGTGGTTGATCTTTGAAATGGTTGCGGAGTGCTTTTTCAAAGGCGTCCGATATAAGTTCTAATCCTTCCGGGCATTCCATTTCAATATCTTCGGTAGTATACCACTTCCCGGATGGTTTGAAGAAATGGACTTCAATTGTTTTCGCCATTCACTCCACCTCCTCATAATGCGTATACAGCCCCGTGTGTGCGCATTGGGTAGGCATACTGTATGCCCGCGTTTTGTGGATGCACCGGAGATGGCACCCGGTACAGACATACTCTTTCCAGAGTCCGGTGTCCGGTTCCCGGACATCGATCCCTCTGATCCGCGCTTCGTTTGGTGGTGTTCCGAGGAGCACCCTGTCTAACAGTCCTTCAAGCATTTTATTTCACCTCTCTTATCACAAATTTTCTCAACCTTGCACCATACTGGTACATCTGTTCTTTTGTCAGTTCCATGCCCCGCATTGTTACCGGCAAATTGGGTATATCGATGCAATTGTATGATCGACACAGACTGGCTAAATGGAGCGGGAGGATGCCGTAGACATCTTTACCCCGGACAACACCGGGCTTCCGGACATGCTCAACAACAGGGGCATCGATCCCCTGTTCGCGGAGCCATTCCAGCGCCCCCGCGTGCCGGATCACTATAAGATCATTCGGAGGCATAGACACACTCCGAAAGTTTGCATATAATCACCTTCACCGGGAATGAGCAGTGCCCTTCCCATTCGCGGCTCATCCGGGAAACTCCATGCTCGCAGCCGTCGCATTCGGGGCGGGGAGCAAGGATCTCTTCCCGCTTGACCCATTCGCGGGCCATCCCAGCGGCTTTCTTCTTCAGGTAGTGCCGCCGTTGAGCGGCACGCATGATCTCTTTCCATTTCTCCGGGTTGGCTTCGCGCCACCTCCGGTTATTATCAGACTGGCTCATTCGCTACACACCCGCTCATCCCGCATCTCATGGAACTTCTCATCTCCGAGACGTTCCAAAAAGTCATCGGTCGCTTCCTCTGCGAGCGAGATACACAGTTCGCACCGCCCCCGCTTCTCCTCTTCTGGTGAGAGTATGGTGTTGCATTCAATACAGCGCACTTATTCCACCTCCCAAATCTCAAAACGCTCTCCCCCGCCGTTTGAGGTGACAAGGAACGCCACCAGACCCTTGGTTTTAAGAAGCTCCGGTATTGGAACCCGGTTTCCATAAACCCACCGCATCTCATATACAGTGGTTCCTGGCAGTATTTTGGTAATACCACGGTATGAGTTTGAGTAAAACTTAAACTCAACCTGTCCGGAAAATCTCCAGACGTTTGCAGAGACAAACTCTGCGGGAATATTCTCTGGTTGCGAGAACGTTATGCTTCCTCTCTCCGGGTGGAGAGCTACAAGGCTCTCTCCGTTTGCGTTGAAGAAAGCGTTTTTACCAAACAGCTCTTTGATGTTTACCATTTTTGTCACACCCATGAAAATTTATTAATTGAGATGCCGTTTTTGAATCCGTCGGCCTCAACATATTTCTTGTATCTGAATTCGTCGTCGCTCATCATCCTCTTGCCACAATATAGGCAATACGGTTTGTTTTCATCCAGTTCATGTTTGCACATTTTTCCTCACTTCCTCGCAGGGTCTCTCTCCCTGCTACAATATACTATTATACCTAATAGTATTTAATGGTATCTCAGAAAAAAAGAGAGTTACTTGGGGATGGGAGCGCCCGGACTCCCACCACCCGCGATCTGGCCAAACGAAATGATATACCAGCGACCTGATCGGAACTTGATCACATACGGAGCGACTTTTCCGGTCTCGTCCATGTGAGCCTCCGCGTCCTGGATCTGCTTGTAGATATCTCCTTTCTCATCCGGTGCGGCGTCCTGAAGGATAAGCTGTTTCACATCCTCGTTCATGTAATAGCTCCGCGCAGGTGTCCGTTTCGGCGGGGTGACTACAACGCTCTCAGGATCGAAAAAGTCCTGTGTCTGCTGAAGCTCTGCTTCCGTCTGTCTGCTCTCAATCCATTTCCAGATCGCAGCGGCTGCCGCAACCAGAAACGCTATCGTCTGCTCATTAAACTCGATCATTCTGATTCCTCCTCTGGCTCAACACTGAACACACCATCCACTTCGTGCAATACCATACCTTCCGGAACATCCGGTAATGTCTCATGAGTATACGCGCTCCACGCGCCCACCCCGTGATAATCATCACCGGCCTCCTGTCCCGGTTGATCGGTTGCATACCCACAAGCAAGCACTTTCGTGCTGCCATACTCAATTACGCATCTATAATTCATAATTCATACCTCCAAATTACAACATTCACTCAGAAAAGATCTGAGGTGTTCGTCATCCCGTACCGCCGCCTTCAGTTCACCGATCCGATCCTGTCTCTGGATCTCATTCACCATCCCTCCGAGCTTGGCAAAATTGATCTGGATACTCTCAGGATCTGGATTCGGGACGCTTCGGGCGGCAATCAGTTTCCTCGAAAACTCCACAATATATGTAATCAACTGGTGCCTACCCGGGTCGGTAGTCCCACACGCCAGCAGGGGTTCGAGTTCCCGGATGATCTGCGTCCAGTTCTGGATCTCCGCAATCCGCCTGGAAATCTCGCGGTTGATCAACGCACGCTTAAACTCTGCTCTGTCAATCTCCACCAATTTCTGCGCGTGAAGGAGTTTTCCGCGCGCGCTAACGGTATCAATCTCATCCAGATCGAGTTTCAGAAGTTCGAGTTCGAGATCGACCTCCCGAAGTGAGAACTCATTTTCGGCAAGATTTTCGCTCATCACAGTGAGTTCCCGGATCGCCTGCCAGTATTTTGCGTCATGTGTGGGATAATCGAGCGGGTTGAGGATACCACCACGCATCTCTGTATCCGTCCTGAATATATGCACGGTATCAAACGCGCGGATCATCATATCATGACATTCTGAAATAGTTGTTATATCGGGTGTTTCACCCGATACGATCATATCCATATACTCATTCATACACAAAACCCGTGATTTTCATGATGATGTCCATGTATCCGGTATCTGGGATACCATTCCACTGTTCGGTGACAGCGGAATATGCGCTGGTATATCCCCCCATACAGAGAGCAGACAATGTAGTTCCGCATCCCGCGAGACCATTCCGCGCAGTGTTGAGGTTGTTTTTCGCAGTCCAATTTGTGCCGTCCCATTGTTCGGTTACAGCGGAATTTTCGCCGGTATATCCCCCCATACAGAGCGCAGATGATGTAGTTCCGCATCCAGTGAGATAATGCCGCGCGGTGTTGAGGTTGTTTTTCGCAGTCCAATTAGTACCATCCCATTGTTCGGTTACAGCGGAATTTGCGTCGGCATATCCCCCCATACAGAGCGCAGATGATGTAGTCCCGCATCCAGCGAGATAACGCCGCGCGGTGATGAGGTTGTTTTGGTTGTCCAATTAGTACCATCCCATTGTTCGGTTACAGCGGAATTTGCGCCGGTGGTTCCCCCCATACAGAGCGCGGATATTGTAGTCCCGCATCCAGCGAGATAATGCCGCGCGGTATTCAGGTTGTTCTTGGCTGTCCATGCATCAGACGCGGGCAATATGAGCTGCACCGGGGTGTCCACCGCGTGTACTGTGCCCCAATCTACACCCTTATATGCAACCCCAACAACACCCACCGCATCAATCGGAGCGTTGGAAAAATATGCATCGTGATCGGCTGCGGTGCCAATATTAATTAATTTCTCTGGGAACGCCTCTGATACAGATATGATCATTTCGGCGGTGCTATCGGCGGGAATGAGACCAACCATAATTGTTGACCCGGCTTCCGTATAATCAGATGCGGTAATGATCCGGGACGAAGTATATGAAAATTCTGATGAGAACCGACCGGATACGTATATTTCAGTTGCTGAGAGCGCGATCCCGAAATCCTGCGCATCACCGGGTGTTAGTCCGGAAAACCCGTCCATATATCCATGTGTCACAACCCCGCTATTGGCGTCATCATAATATCCCTGTGGTGGATTACCAGCTCCCGCAACGTTCCATTCGGTGCCGTCCCAATATACCGGATCTCTGTCGGATACCCCCGCGTTAACATCAGCGGAATCAACCTCGATCCGCACCTGTTCGGCGGCAAAACGCCAATCGTGTTTGATACCGGCGATCCCGCATACTGAGGTATCACCGCGTTCATCGGTAATATTCCCTGCGACAACCGATGTCGCGCCGTCAATCACCGCGATCTGTGCCAGGCTGATCTCGTATGTCTCGTCTGTCCGCGTGAGCGACGGAGCCACAGGCACGGCGCCGGGTGTGCCCTGAAGCACCTCGAAAGATATTTTTCGATCCGTTGTTACCGACAGCCGGGCAACGATCCGATCAATCCGAGGATTACCGGACGCGTTCGCGGCGACGGTGAGGACTTCGTTGGCATCCTGTACCCAGCCGAAATAGCCTTGTATCCAGCACCGCCCCTCTTGGATCTCAACCGTCATTGCCGCCGGGGTAGATGCAATAACTTCCAGTTCACTTTCAAAATCCATTACATACCCATCCGAGAGCGAATCTTTGAGAAACGCTGCAAAATCGGGCTGGAAATATTCCGTTCCGTCACTGAAAAATCCTGTTCTGACTGACATACTAATTACCTCCTTGCCCCGCGTGTCGGGGCAACACTTTCCCGGATCAACCGGGTAACGTCCGGTGCGTCTGTTCCGACAACGAGCGTTAAGTTTCGTCCATCTGATCCGACCTCATCAATTACTGATACGATCCGAGCAGACAGCGTAAATACATTTGGATATATTACCGTTATAATATCACCCAGATCATAATCATCGAGATACCGGAACGTCTGATCCAATACCTCAACGTTGACGGATATTCCCGATCCCGACTCATTCAGTTTGGCTTCACCTCTCATATCGAGTTCGTCGTTGCCGGAAATGTCGCGGGCATCAACGAACACCTCACGCCTGTCATACCCGGTGGGTTCTGCCGCATCCGTCCACACATACCGGACAGTCCGGAGATCCGCTTCTCCATCTCCGGCAACTACTGCAACAGACGAGTATCCCATCAGAGACTCGATATATTCCAGATCCTTAATGTTGTTAAATTTCGGGGAGAATATAACATCTGATGAGAGATCCGAGCCTTCCCGGATGGTAAACTCAAAATCGCCCGATGTCCGGTTGAACACCACGTCCCACCCCAGCCCCGATGAAAGGGATAAGGTTTCGAGGATGTCATGGATCGTCTCGAATCGGGCAGAATAATCAACATTTCCCCCGGCTCCTGTATCAGCCAGAGTAACGAGGTTTGGGATCGCCCTTGATGCTGCTCCTGATATACAGTTGCCGTCAACATAATGGATCATCGCCGTCTCTGCCGGGGTAGCCGATTGCACATCGTATCCCGTGCCCGCGTCTGTGCCAACGAGCGCGATCCGATCCCGGAACAACCCACCGATACACCGGCCTCGGCATACCAGTTCCTCGTTCCCATTCTTAAACGTCCGCTCGATATACTCGACCATTCCCGCCCGGACAGCAGACCCGTCATAATATGCGACCAGTGCGTCGGTAGATATATGTTCTGCGCCGGAGGTATCGGGATGCAACCGGAACTCGAATGTGTCATGCGTCCTGTAATTGCGTTGATACCGGAAATAAGTATACGAGAAGATCCGGGTGAGTTGAGCCAGGGTATCCCTATCATAAACCGCCACTTCTACTCGTTTACCAAGATCCACACTCATAAAACGCCCCAATACCGATTATACCAGCTAAACACAAACGGATCACCACCAATAGATGTAGTATCGGCAATACTGATCTCGTTGTCTCCCGGCAGAAGCTGGAAAAACTCCGAATCTGATGATACCGCGCTGAACATCGAAACAACCGTTCCATCTGTCTGTATGAGTTGCACAACGGGCGCATCAAACGAGGTATCAATCACAAGGGTTTCCCCGGCTGCAATCGGAGTAACAACCGATATTTTCTCTCCTGTCCTTACATTCTCGATCACCGGATCAGTCACTGCACCCGGAATCTCGATATGGATCGGGGTTGATACGTGCCCCTCATTACAGACGTTGGTCGCGCCCGACATTCCGATTGATACCGGAAACACGAATGGGACAACAAACCCGTCTCCATAGAGTGCGAGCGAAACACTCTGCTCAACCGGATCGAACCAGAACGGGGAATATGCGATCAGCATCACCGTACATACAGTATGATCAGGTCGACCGCCTGCACGATCGTCGAATATAGGAGCACCATACGGCAACGCATCGAGCCTGTACGCCCGTCCATCAGGAAACTCGATATCAAGTGTACCTTGACCATTTACCGGGGCAAATATGCCCGCTATATCCCTCTTCTTAGTGTTAAGATCATCAAACGAAGTACCATTAACGCGGAACGTCATGGTTATGGTGCGTTCTGTGGCTGTCTGCGCGTGAAATGTCCGCCCGTCCTGAAACGGAGCTTTCGTGGTGTAATCCTCTGTTCCTGCACCGGAAAAACCCCCGAACTGTCCCCGGAGCAGAGAATAGGTATCCGTATGCAACCCCCCGATCTCAAGTGGGGTGGTAATATATGAATCCGCATTCGGTGTCCATGTGATTGTGAGTGCCATTATCAGTGTCCTCCGTATGCCCCGGTTGCCAGTTCGAGCCCGGCACGTTTGTAGGCACGGGCTGTATCTGATGGCGAATCGATCTCTTTTGCGTTGATCGTGATGTTCTGGACGATTCCCGCCTGTCCGGCAACCGACGGCGGGGTATCCGTTTTGACAACCTCATACGGCGCATTTTGTGCCCACCCTACCACATCGGGGACTTCTGGCTCGGCGTTACGCAGCGATTCAATGATATCTGATGGTTTCCGTCCGCCCATCATCCCTGACAGCGTGGGAGCAGCCCCAAACAGATCTTCCATTGTGGGAGCGGTTGCACGTTCAAACGAGATCCGGGCGATCTGTGGCACGTTCTCAAATCCTAATAGAGATCCCGCCGATTTTGCAACAGAGTTAGCACGATCAATAATAGCATTTAGCGCGCCTTCGGTAACTCCGAGAACCCCGTTCCAGAGAGCCGTAAATATTCCGAGCATGATATCTCCGAAGATGTATCCGAGCCCGATGATCGCATCGAACCCAAACGAGATCACCGAGAACATCAGATCCATTACTGATCCCGTGAGATCAACGAGCGCATCTCCAAGAGCTTCCCAATCCCCGGCAAACAAAGCCGCAAATACTTTAACGACATCGAGGACGACGGCTAACTGATCATCAAGGATCTGGCTGATATACGGCCATGCCCATTCCCAGAGAGGAAGGATGATATCGTTGATGAGCCACTGGAAGAATTTCCCGATATTCTGAAGCGCCTTGATGATCAGATCCCCGTTTTCCTCCCAGAATTCTGCCATTTGTTCGACCCTTGAATTATGCCAATCGATGAACGGCTGGAAAATTGCAATAAACGAATTGAGATCCGTTCCAAGCCCATCAAACATACTTGTTATGGTATCGATCCATTCAGTGATTGTATCAATCCCGCCCTCGATGTAAGGCATAAGTTGATCGAAGACCGCGATAAGACGTTCTCCGAGGGGTTCAAGTGCAAGAGCAACCCGATTCTGAAGGATCTGCATCTTGTCGGAAAGCGTCATCGAATCGGCGGCTGCTTCGAGGATAGTGTCAGATGATGCACCAATGGCGGTAATAAGATCCTCGAATTCGAATCTTCCTTCTCGGATTGCGGCTGCCATGTCCGGCCCGGCTCTTGAGCCAAACGCCTCGATTGCAGCAAGGTTTGCTTCACCCGTAGATCCAGCGTTTTTGATGTTATCAATGAGCATCGAAAACGCTTCGTTGGTGTCGGTAACACCTTCGCGTGCGAGGTTGCCAAGCGCGATCCGCATCGAACCAAGGACGAGTTCAGTATTCACACCCTCTTTCTCGAATTTTCCCAGCATTACAGCGGCGGTTTCAAAATCGAAACCCATCTGCCGGAGCGGTGCGCCATATTGAACGAGTTGTCTTCCAAGCTGATCAATTCCCGCGCCCGTATTCTGAGAAATCTTGAAAAGGTAATCAAGGGTGTCTCCCGTATTCTCTGCCTCGATCCCCCAGTCTCCCATTATACGAGTTGTGCTCTGGATATTCCCGGCAACATCTGTCCCGGTGATTCGGCTCAATTCGAGAAACTGGGTTGCAAGCGCACCTGCCTCTTCGCCGGATACACCCAGACGGGTGTTTAAATCAGCAATCGCGGTTCCTGCTGTCTCTGCGTCTGTGGGGATCGTTCGGAGCACGTCACGCATGACATCGCCCATCTCTTCCAGAGCATCCCCGGTAAGTCCGGTTCCTGTCCGGATCTTAGCCATACCTTTGTCAATGGAATCGGCAGACGAGATTGCAGCTGCACCAACAGCAGCAAACGCGGCAGCAATAGCGGCAGTAGAGGCAATCGCAACTTTCCCAAACGCGCCAAGTTTTTTATCAGCGTCTGATAAACCCTTCTCCATGCCGGAAATATCAGCAGTTACCGGAAACGAAATCCCTTTCTCAAATGCAGAATATCCGAATGCCATCTTATATTGCCCCCTTGGCAACAACCAACCGATTCATTGAATCAACAAACGAGATCGGATCTGGTCGTTCCGGCTGTTTCGGGGCGTCACCAAGATCAAAGAAATGCGCGGGAGTATACGGTTTCGTTTTCTTGGGATCTCGATTCACATTCGCTATGGTTGCACAGATCATCCCGAACCTCTGATCCTCAATCTTCATTTCCCACTTCCTCCATTTGATCCTCGATTCGATATAGGGCGCGAGTTCGGCGGGTGTGAGTTCCCAGAACTCAAGTGGTTTCAACCCACCGATCCCGTATGCCGCATCTTGATATTCTTCAACTATTTCTTTGATGGTCTTTTCGGTGCCGGGTTCCCGTTTTTTCCGGGTTCCTCCTCTGCGTTGGATTTGAGCCAGCCCGAATCGTCCATCAGTTGCCGGACTTTATCACCAAGTGCCTCCATCCCGTTCTCCGAGATGTAATCTTCGCAGAAATCGCCCGCACCCCTCAGAGTAAGAGATCCGGGGTTTGCCTCATTTGCCGAATGCAGGATCAGGCTCCGAAACGCCTTGAACGGTTGGTTCCGGAATGCGGCATCTATTGATCCAACCTCTGAATTAAATTCCACCATCGCATTAAATGAAAGACGGAGGGAAAGGACTTTCCCACCCGCTTCAATCACGCTGAATTTACGGCCATCCATATCACACCACCTCATGGTCGTGCTGTGGTTCCGATCACAATTCTCAGCCAGTAGATCCGAGGCGTCTTGTTGAGTTCTGTCACAACAATCGGGATCATAGTTATCGCGCCGGTTCCTGTATTGAGGTTGATCGCGCTGGATGCAGCCCCGGTTGCAACCGATGTGCCATTAACATAGATCGTTCCCGCCGTTGCAGTCGGGGTGATGGCAACCGTGGTACTGTTGGAATACGCCTGCACGGTATATTCATAGACCGTTGCGCTTGCCGATGGTGACGGATTCAGCGCAGCAGCACCATCATCAACAATGGTGAAGAACGGGGTTGTCAGTCCGCCTGCACGGGTAGAGATATGCGCAATCGCGCCGTTAACCGTGACTTCCATCGAGAACCCAATTGTCTCCGTCCCGTCTGCAATCGGTGTCATCTTGGATATCTGTCCTACCCAGACATACGAATGCGCCGATAGTCCACTGGTCTGTGGCATGACGAATCCCCATACAGAGTTTGTCCGGTTATGAAACGCCGTCCATAATGCCGCCTGAGCAGCGGAACCAACGTTCCGAAGGTTAAACTGGAGATCCCCGGTACGAATCCAGGTAACTGTTTTTGTTTCGACTCCTCCGATATTGTTTTGCGCGGAAGTGTCGGCCTTATCCGCTGTGTAATCCGGGAATACGGGTTCGTAAACCTCTCCCAGAGCCAGCCCGTCTCTCAGGACGGTAATTCCAAGTGAACTTGAAGCCTGTTCTGTCATAATTTCACCTTAAATAATCATACTCGATCATGAAATCCCTGTGATTCATGTAGATCGCCGGGTTCACATCGGTGTTCTCATCAGTAATATCCCCGGCATCCATACACCGGACAATATATACCCCGCTTGTCCCCGTGGTCGAATATGTATCGATCAATCTATGCAAGTTATCTGCAATTAGATCAGATAAGTCTTCGCACCGGCCGGAATTGGTATCAAATACCGAACATTGCACGCGGGCTGTCGCATACCGTCCCGTGTTGGTGTCCCTGTCTCTGATCGCATCAATCCGAGTCACGGAGATCGCGGGTAGATCAATTCCTTGAGGAAGTCTGCGCCGGTATACCCGTGTCGATACCAGAGCGGTGATCGCAGTATCCGATTTCAGCCTCTCGATGATCGCGTATGATACATCTCTCATCGGCTCATCTCCTCCAAAAAGATCTGTTGATACTTGGCTTTGTTGAGGTCAAGCGGCGGTCGGAAATACGGTTTTGGTGCCCTATATCTTGTTCCATACTCAACGGGCGCCGCATATTCGAGATTTGAGCCAACGAGCGCTGTGCTATCACTCACCATCTCCACATGGATTGAACGCCGGAGCGTTCCGGTGAGGTAAGGAGTAATCGATTGCACGTCTCCCTTATACTCATTCGCGGTAAGTTTGATTGCCCGGCGTTGCCGTTTCGTAGCGTCTACCCCGAAATCTCCAAACGCCTTCCTCAACTCCACCAACCCGCGTACCTGTACCATCATTTCCCCCAGAAGATCGTAATAACACCGATTCCCAACGAGATCAGGAACGCAACCAGAGCCGCGATCTTTCCCGCCTGCTTTTCGGCACCCTTGATAACATCAAAATTGCTTTCGACAACATCAACCCGTTTCTCAAGGTCGATCAGATCAGCAGCGTTCTTCTGGCTGATGCCCGCACCGTTGATCTCAAGATGTCTCACCCGTTCCTCGCATTTTGTGAGGATACGAACATAATCCTGCATCGTAACATTCAGATGCTGAATGTCTTTTCGCGTCTCAATTGCGATATCCCGCAACTCATCGTGTCCCGCGCACGTTCCCGATCTCCCGCCATCGCCCATCATATCACCGCCCCGATCTCACAACTAAAATGCGAAATGTCTTTGGTTGCGGGTTCGTATACCGCTTTGACGGTCTTGATCCCAAACGTCTCTGCAAAACCGGTATCCGTGCTTGTCAGGGTATCGTTTTCTGATACCGAAACCGTCGGTGCCAGGAGCACGCGGGGAAGAGAGGCGATCATCATACCATCAACCATCTTTTTCTTGGCAGCGGTGAACCGGCATTTTATGGATGATGTGGTTGTGATGTAGACGAGTTCCCCATATGCATCAACTGATTCAGAGATCGTGCCATCGACTTTCGCATTACCGGGAACCGTCCCACCGTCAACGATAACCTCGTTGTTCTGAAATGTCCCGGTGATCGTATGCAGTTTCAGGGTGCCGGATGCTACCGCGCCAGTAGATATGATCGTTGCTTTTGCACCCGATGTGATACCTTCCACAATTGCACCGACATTGAAAACGGCTATCCCTTCCTTGTATTTGAGATCAAACGATTGTTTCCTGCTCGCAAGCGTGGCATCGTTGATCAGAAAAACGGTTGGGAGAACCATCTACCTGCACCGTCCCCGGACTCTCGATACGCGGTTCCCGCTTCTGAGAGAGTTGATATACTGATTCATTGCCGCACGCGCCTTGTCTTCAAGCGCCTTGATCTCCTGTTCCGGTGATACACTGAAACTGATGTCTCCACCAAGGTTTAGAGATCCCGGTCTGCTGAGTTCATGGCTCTGTCTCCGTTTCAGTTTGGCTATGGTAAGAGCAATACTGGCAGTCTTGAGATCATCGGATGATGTAGGTGGTGACACCCCGCTTATGATGAGATATGATGCGATCTCCTCGTCTGATCGGGTGATCAGGTTCCCGATATCGGCAACCGTGGCGGTGCCTGTTGCTGTTCCCGCTTCGAGATATACATCAGTCGTTGTGCAGTATGCCATCATAGCCTCCTGATCCGGTGTTCGCAGATCTCTTCCGAATCGGTATCCTGATCAAGCGGGTTAGTCATAACGCGGATCACTACGGCATCATCATAAATCTCATCATTGAGATCATCGAGCCGTGCCCGTGTGATGAGCGCCGCATTCGTCGAATTCAGTACCACCTCTGAACCACCTCCTAAAAAAAGGATGAGGAATCAGTATTGGAGCCTGCAAACTGCGTTTGCAATACCGTAATTGACACCGAACCGGATCTTGGCCTTCGCGCTGGTGATGTCCTGCAGGGGATCGCGGAAGTCTTCAACAGTGATATCTTCGCGCATGACATATGCACCGGCGCTCATCTTGTTGAAGACAAGTGCGCCGATGTCGTCGTTTGTGGTGTATCTCCAGGTATAGGTGGTGCTGGATGTCGGGCTGTTGGTGACGTAGGAATCCAGTCCCAGAACTTTCGGCCTCCCGCCATCGGGCAACTGCTGTGCGCCCCAATAGTTGGTATTGAGCGCTTCGCGTTCAAGGTTTGTCTGGAAATCGGTTGTCATGACGATGGTATCAGGATTGAACCCACCGGCAGCAGCAGTCATCGTGCCCAACACGGCATGTTTCCCCGATGCAATGGCTTTGATACCCTGGTTGGCAGCGGTTGTTCCCGCATCGTAGGAAACACCGGAATTCTCCAGCGCAACACCGATCATCTCATAATTGAGAGCGTTCTCACAGTGCTCACCAAGGAGAGCGACTTCGAGCGCCATCGTGTTATATAGCGAATCGGCGATCATCTCGTCCGTAATCGGTGCAACCTCTCCGTATTTCTTGATGGTGAAATCGCGGTATGTGTAGGTTGCATTACTGTTGCGGTACGGTGCTGCTTCCGGAACTTCCGGCGATCTGTCCGCACCCCCGCTCTGGAATGGGAGCCGAATGGTGTTACTTTTCGACAGGCTTTCCATGCGGAACGCCTGCCGGGCACACTGGACGAGCCGGGCGCCTTCCATCACAGTATTGAAATACTGGATCTGGACAAGCGGGGTCGCTGCAATACCTTCTGCAAGCAGAAGTTCTCTGGCGTTATAGACTTTACCATCGAAATGTTCAATGGAAAGTTCACGCGGAATGCGTTTCTCGATGAGTCCTTTTGCTTCGGCATTACCGGCAAACAGGATCTCAAATACGTCTGCGAGTGCGCGGACATGCGGATTATGAACAGAGGTTGTCCCGTATCCGCTTGGTTTATAGGTTGAAATGTCTGTCATGTTAGATCACCCCTGGTTCTGTCTGCTGGTCTGCATCTGGATCATTACCCGCCCGGTAGCTCCACCGGCGATATCATCAAGTGCATACCCAAGCACATCGTTATACAGTGCCTCTCCATCTGCTGTGGTTGCTGCTGCAACAAGCGCGCTGACGGTGCCACCGACGGCGTTATCATTATGTTCAACAAGACTCCCGGCACCAATTGCCGTGGTGTCGTCTGCGTTGGCAACATACACGATCGCGCCATTGGTATAGATCGTGCCTTTTGCCCCGCTTGCAATATCGTATGCAGCAACCCCGGCAATACCGCCGGTTGTGCCTTTCACAGCAGGATGCACGGTGTTTGATACACCCGTCCGGGCATATGCGACGACCTGACCCGCTTTGATTGCCGCACCGGCGATAACATCGCGGGCATTGTGGTGTCCCTGAGAGACAACAGCGGTAATAGTTGGAAATGTGGTAATATCTGCCATATTTAACCTCTCCTGATGGTTCCGGTCTTCCGGTCAATTGCGAGCCCGGAATTAATCGGTTCTCCGAGATCGCGGCTCTGTGCCTGTCCTGTCCGGGCTTCCCCGTCAGACTCCAGCGCTTTGATGCGCTCGGATAACGCCTTTGCCTCTTCTTTGGCTTTTGCGAGTTCTTTGATCTGTTCCTTCATGGCTGCAAGCTCTTTTTCAAGCTCCTTTTCCGGTTCCTCTTCAGGAACTTTTGCAGCCTCTTCCATTGCACTAAGCTTTTTCTCAAGCTCGGCAATTCTGTCAATTAATTCGTCTGTCATAGTCTCAACCTCCTCTGGTGGTTGTTCGGGTTCCTGTGTCTTCTCCTCGTTTATCCGGCATAGTTTGCACGCACCCCGATGGACGAAAGCGAACCCGTAAAATTCAAGTGATGATGCTTCCTGCTGTCTCGTCTCGGCGTTATACCGTTCGTCTCCTCCATGTTCAACCGAAACAAACGCAATAAGTTTGCGTTTCAGGAGTTCAACAAGATCCCGGCTTTTCTGAGTAGCGCCGTGAACAAGGATGTCTCCCCGGACAGCTCCGTCTTCATACCTGGGATTCATGAGTTCAGCGACTTTATCGGTTGCATCTCTCGGAGATCCCCCGAAATGGCGGCTCCATCCCGTAGTATCAATCCAGTTTTCGGCGTATTTCCTGAGTGTGTCGGATGGGTAGAATAGCGGTGTCCCGATAGACGAATCAGTCCACGTACCTTCAGCGAGCATAGGCACGCCCGTGATGAGCAACCCCCCGCCATCTTGTTCAATCAGCGCGTTCTTTGTAAACTCTACGGCAAGCGCCCTGATATGTGGTTTGGTACCGGCCCCGTCTTGCCTCGGGGTTTCCGGGTGGTTTGGTGTATCAGGCATACAGAGTATTATAGCAGTTAGGATATATATGCGTTTATGCAAGTTTACTTGCGGTTACCCCGTTTGATTACTGCCCGGATGGTTTCCGGGGATCGATACCCCCCGCACCAATCCGGGTATTTATCCGAGATATGCCGGGCAATGATAGACGGAAAATATCCGTTTTCGTGCAGCTCGAATATTTTCTGTTTCTCAGCCCATGATACGGGGTTGCCTTGTGTCATCTCTTCTTCTCCTGCTCGATCTCTGCTCCTCTCATTGCAGCACCCACAAGATCATGTACCGTATCCTTGATCGCATACGCATACCCGCCGTCTGTTGTCCTGATATACTCTGTCCTATCAAGCACACTATAATAGATGTTTCCGGTTAGGTCTGTCCGGCAAACAAAATTCTGTTTCGGTTGCTCAACAAGCACGATCACATCATCGGCATACAGGGTATCATACCGGATCTCAGGATCTTCTGTCAGGATATTCATGGCTCGTCCTCCGCTGTCACCGAACTTCGGGTTGTGATCCATATACCAGAGTCCGGGAAACTGCCGCCCGTTGTTGATGTAGAAATCATCTCTCCGTTTCAGGACTTCCAGCAACACCTTATCGACGAACTCCATCATCTCGTCAAACTGCCAGATCACGATAAAATACAAGAATGGTTTCCACATCTTATCCAGCCTGTGCCGGTTGTCATCGTTATCATACCACTGCTCTTTGCATATCTCATACAGGAGTTTTCTGGATCCGGTGAGTTGATCCAACCAATGATCCGGAACATCGGGAAGCATCCGGATCAGTCTGCGTAACGGCTCTTTCATGATCCAGTGGATCATGACAGAATCAAACGATGCTTTATCCCAATCCTCTCCTGTGTTTATACCCGTGATCTGTCCGCTTCCAATCGCCCACCTGAGTATCCGGTGCCTGATGTTATATATCAACTTCAAAATATTATCCATTTTATCACCAAATAAAGAGTAAAGGCGGCAATGATGAACATCGCCGCATGAACAAACGCGCCTACCAAAGTATTCCTGATCCGATCAGTCATCGTCTACCAAGATCCCGCACAATTATGGCGTCCTGTAACTCTTTCACGAATGCCATACTTCATCTCCTCCTTCGTTGATACGTCTCCCAACACCGGCACCCTGGAAACCGGAGCGGGTGTTCGTGTCCGGATGAATGCAAATCATCAAACGGGATCCAACCGTCCGCGCTATTCTGCAAGCACCCGTCTGATACCCGATCATCTCCTGAGTTGTTCCATCTCTTTTCCAGATCAACTCCGTCATCGATAATGGTTTCGGCAAACATCTTATTCCCGGCTTCGTATGCCTCACCCGTCTCAGTAACAGCGATCAGCCGTGCTCGGTGATCCGTGTATCCCCCGAACCGTTGAACAATTTCATCAGCAATATTTGAGTATGATGTGCCTTCATCGAGTCCGCGTGCGATAATTGTCCTCATCTCATCGGCGGTTGTGTCCTGAATACCTTTGATATAGGCAACAGATCCCCCGTGTTGCTGAAACCATGCAACAGCACGCGGGTTTGCGAGATTGAACGTGATATCGGGAAACGGCCCCACCATCGAGAGACCGAAATTGTTTGCGCCGGTAAGAAGCCCTTCGGCTTCCATCGCAGTAACCATCTTTTTCAGGTCGGGTGTTGTCCGGGATTCGACATCCGCCCAGATCTGATCAAACTCTTCAAGCAAAAATTGCCGTTCTGAGAGTTCCCGGCTGAGTTCCTTCCCTCTCATGCGCCGGACAAACATCCGTTTCTGTGCCCGGAAAAATGCGGCTGCTGCTTCGGTGTGTTTTCGAGCAAGCGCGTCTTTCTGCTGGAGTTTGGTTACCATCACTCACCCTCAACCTGTCCTGCGAGGAACTCAGCCATCTCGTCCGGGGTCATCTGTCCGGCGGTGCCCGGTAACTCTCTCCCCCCCTCATCTTCCGGGATACCTAACTGTTCCCGGCACCAGTCTGCTGGTGCAACCGCATCGGGATCAATACCTGTCCTCAACTTGGCAATACCATCCGCGATCTTGGTGAAATCGGCGGGATCGGTATCCTGAAGAACGAGCCGGACAAGTCCCGGCTTCCCCGTGATCTTGTCGATGATATGAACGTTCCACATCTGTTCGATATCGCGCTGAATGCTCTTGATTTTCTTGTAGAACGCCTGTACTCTTACGGTTGCGGTTGCATCGGTTGTTCCCTGCCTGAGTCCGAGGAGTTCACCCGGTATCCCCATCCCGGAAACAACCCGCGTTAACGTAACATCGGAATACTGTTGCACGTTCTGGATCCCGGTGATATCCAACGCCTTGATCTCAATATCACCTTCCGTGACGAACTGATCTTTGCTCCCAAAATCCTTGAACTCTTTTTCGATATCCGAATACTCATCATCCGGGATCGGTGGTGCGTCGGGTCGATTCTTGTTGATTGCAATATGCCATTTGGGTGTCCCATGCATACAGATCCCGTTTGTCACGGCTTCACTCACCCGGGTATCCCTCTGGATATCGTGGATCGAGCGTTCGACTATGGAGATCCCGTATGGGCTGTCCGGGCGACTCAGATACTGGTAATGTAATACCTGTTTTGGTTCGAGCCGGATCGGCATGATCGAACTTCCCCGATTATCGAATATCTGATCATAGGATCGGATGTCTCCGGTCGTCGTCGTATCAAAATTGAAACATTCTGCTGGACGAGGGATGACATTTACGGGAACCCCGGACATACTTCCTCTTCCATACACGATCTCAGCAATACCGTCTCGGACAACCTCTGCATCAACCATCATCTGCCATGTCACATCATAAAAATTAATTTTAGTCAGGAACGCCCGGATATTCTCGATTGCCGTCTCATCGTCTCCTTCGAGATCGTATCCTGCACCTATGGCATACAGAGGATACAGATCCACGCCTTCCGCAACATACCCGCCCTGAAGATAGATGTTACGGAGGTTCCGCATGGATTTAAACGAGCGTGTCGGATCTTGTGTGATATCTAGATGTGTGTATGTTTCACGCCCCTTTGCGCGGGTTTTCGCGTTTTGTACGTCTCCCTCAAACAGAGATAAGTGTCTCCCAAATACCGATATCCTCATAGTTTCCTCCCGCTTGCCCGGATACGTCCGGGTTGCCTCATTGCCAATTCGTTGTATGCGCCTACAACAGCATCAACCTGATCATCATGTGTGCCATCAGTCGGAAACAGCACCATCTCATCAACGAGTGCGCCGGTGAAGTTCCCGATCACGATCTTGAGGTTGCCTTGTTCGGCGGCGGTACTCAATGCGGCTGCTCTTGATACCTTACTTCCGGTGCTTTTCACGCCCCGGAAATTGTATCCCGCCAACACATACCTGGCATAATGATCGATCACATCAACCCCGCTTGAACCGGGTTCCTGTTCCATCCGGATCATCACTCCGTGCCCGTCAAGTTGCGCGGTTTGTTTGATGAGTGATTCAACCCCGGCTGGCCGGAGTTGTGCCCGTTTCACATCCAGCACATACACCTGCCCTTTATGGAGTCCAACGAGTGCGCCTGCCGTCCAATCTCCCCCGTCTTCAGTTGCCGCCTTATCCCAATACCTGCATAACGGCATTGTAGATGGTGCAGTATCAACGAGTTCGAGCCAGTGGCGTTTGAATAATCCACCTTCCGGCCGGACATCCCAGTTACCTCCAAGAAGTTGTTCGCGGGTGATGGGATCAAGTTTTTGCAGGCTCTCAATATAGGTGTCTCTATCCAGATGCGGGTTATCGTCAAGCGTGGCAGGCACAAAAAGGGACTGTGGATCTTTGGTGGATTCAGTGATGAACCGCGCTTTTACCCATTCGTGCCCGATATCTCCGGGGTTGCTTGCGGCTCTCATCCTGATCGGAATATCTGATCCTTGCAGTCGTCTCAACCGTGAATGTAGATACAGATATTGCGATTCTTTGAACTGCGTTAATTCATCGAACCCCACAAACTGAAACTCTGACCCCTGATACCTGAAATGATCTCTTGGTCCATCGAGGTATCCAAACGAGAGCGAGGCACCGGACGGAAACAACCACGTCTTTTCCTTATCATGCCATCTGGCATCGGTGCCCTGTAACCATTCTTGGGCGCGATCCATGATCGCACCAGGTAAAGCGAGATCAGAATATGTCCGGCGTAGGAGCAGCGCAGCGTATCCGGGGATATGGACGTATTGAAGCGCGGCCATCAGGAGAGCATCGGATTTCCCACCACCGGCAGCCCCTCCGAATAGGAGTTCGGGGATGTGATCGTGCATGAGGAATAGAGCCTGCTTCTCTGTTGGGGCGTGGATAATATAGGGATTTGATCGGACAGTATGAACAAAATTGGAAAATATATCGCTATTTTTTAACTCCATCGAGGATGTGAGCATACTTTTTCACCTCCTCGGAAATATCGAGTTCTGTCTTAATCGGCGCCCCACCCCGACCAGATACTTCCGTTTCCATACGCTCGACATACCCACGATCCTTACCAAGCGTTTTGAGAGTGAATGCAATTGCCCTGAAATCTCCTTCAAGAACAGCACGCTGAAGCGCGGATTCTGCGTGATCAACAGCAACCTCGCGGGACTCGTCGATAGCATCCTGAATCTTCTGGATTGTCTTGGCACGTTTCCAGACCATTTGCCGGGTACATCCGAGCAGTTTGGCTGCAAGAGTCATATTGCCTTTAGCCTCTTTCAGCTTCTCAACGATCTGATCGTTGGTTATCTCGCGCCCGGTAGCCATGATAACTAATAACACTCAATTTATAAAAATGTTATGTTGTTCTTTAATCCATTCACGCATGAGTTGTTCAACTCGTCGGTTGTATTTGTACCCATGCAGATCGCAGATCCGCTTAAATTCGGTGTATGTCTCCGTGTCGATTGCGAGGTTGGCGTATGATTTGGGTATCATTCGCGCTCCTTCTCGATCTCTGCTCTCATAATATCGAGTGCTGCATCGAGTCCGGCAACACCATCCCCGATAAGATCTTCGAGTGCGGTGACAAAGCCGTCGGCGTCGTGGTATGCCTCAAGGATCTCATATTGCTCTCCTGTTATCATCTCGCATGAGATGATCTCTACTGGGATCTCATCGAGTCCTGCGGTGAGTGCGGCAGCCAAGCGATGTGATCCATTCATTGCCTGGAAACCATCACCGCTCTGATATACGACAATGGGGCTTCCGACCCATCCGTTTTCCTCCATGTCCTCTGTCAGCGCGTTTAACTTTTCCACATCGTCCGCATCGTGTAGTGGGGCGATTGATGTTGTGTATACAGTCTCCATCTTTTTCCCATCCTTGTAGTTTTTGCTACAATATACCATTGTCTTGTAAGTATATATAGTTATCTGATCGGACGGAGATCGATCTTGACTGTGTCGCTGTAATCGTTGTCTCGTGACATCTCCCGGAAATAGTTAACCAGATCGGCCTCTGGTTGTTTTTTCATGCGTTTATAAAGCGCGTATTCGTCGGCGTTTGTAGTATAGAGCAGGATGTTTTTTTCCAGGCACGATCTCACGCTGGTGCATGGTAATGATTTGAGCGCAAAGTTTGTTGGTTTGTAGCCCGATATGAAATCACGCGCGATCTGCGTTGAAAACATCTTATCAACCGAAATATCATAGCGCTCCGCTTTGATCGGCGTGAACATCTCGTAGTTGACATTGGTAAATTTTACCTCGATGTTGCCTTTCTGGTAGTGTGGGTGAAGTTGATCGAACAGACCGCGCCAGTCTTCGAACGTGTCAATACCGGATATGCAGAAGAGTTTGAGCCGGACACCCTCGTCATACGCACGATCAACCGCCCGCACAAACATATCATCAGAAAATGGTTTCCCATATTTGCGGCGCCCCCCCTCTGTTGCAAACTCTACTCCAATCCGGTATACCGAATATTTTTTTAGTGGAGCAACCAAAAAATCCTTCAGCATGATAGATTGCGTCATGCGTTGCGTCATCCCAACAGAATCATTAGATACAATTGTGCATGTTGGGTATTTTGAAAGGATTTTATTTATCCGGGCCATACTGTTTTTTTGATATGGGTGTGTCCACGATGTGAGACAAAATTTACATTTGTTTTTACATCCAACCGACCCCCAATAATATTTTTGTTTTTGGGTTACGTTTGCGACAGGAACGGTTTTCCAATCGATAAATGTAGAAGGCACAATTATGTTGTTTTTGCCTTCAAAAACAACAGATTTCAACTCTTTTATTTCATCTATAGAATGACACCGAAATAGTTCAAATCCCTCTCCAAGATGAATAATATCGGCAAACAACAAAAACAATTTCCAATATATGGCCGCGTGCCCACCAACCAATATTGTTTTATTTGGATATAACGCCCTTATTTTTTCAACATACCGTATCTGTGTAACATCACACACAGATACGGCTAAGATGTCGGCATCACCGGGATCTACAAGTTGATGACCATTGATCTTAATCAGGTGGTTCAACACAGACACGGTATATTCGACCGCATCTTTGGCGTGATCACAAAATACTGCGTATTTCATCTGCAAGCTCCGACGCCTTCTTTTTTGTGAGTTCCTTAACCTCTTCACTCTCGTTTATTTTATCCGAATAAAATATATCAAAATCTCCGTATAGATGCTGCTCATCTTGATCAATGAAGACCAATAACCCACCAATGTTGATAGGCATCTTCTTTTTGTCATATTGCCCGGCTTTGGTGGTAATTGATGAAACGTCATTTTCAACCTCCGGGATCTCGTCCATAACGACTCCGTGTTCATCACACAAAGAATCCATCATTTTGTTAACGGCTTCCGAGTCGGAAGATACGGATCCCATCAGTTCCTCAAGCAGCTTCTTATCAGCTTCGGCCATTGCACCCAGAGGATCGAATGTCAGGATCGCTTTCTCCTCCTCCTCCTCAGAGAGATCCACATAGGACACCGGGACAACCGGCTCTTTGTTTTTGATCGCGATCTCTACTCTGAGATGTCCGTCGATCATGCGTCCGGTCCGGCGGTTCACGATCACGTCCTGTATCCATCCAATTTCATCGAGGATGCCGGACATTGCATCCGCTTGGTTGTCCGGGTGTTTTCTCCAGTTCTTGGGATTGGGAAGAAGTTTTTTTGGGTCTACTTCCCCCGTTTCAACGATACGATTTAAAAATGTCATGAATTGTTAACACCGTAAATTGTAATAGTCACGCACGGGTAAAAAGGTTATGTGTTATCGATCCTGATCTCGACATCATCCCAGATATGGATCATTCCTCCTCCCGTTCGAAATCATCACATATTTTATACCAACCTGTGTATATGTCGTATTTCTTACATTCTGCGTCTCCGTCCCAATCACCACGGCCGTGTATGCAAGAGGTGCAGGTATCTCCGTCTCTCAGGTTCGGCGGTTCTTGTTTATTCATACTCCCTCTCTCCCCGCCTCTGGTGTCCCTTCATCGGCGATCCTGTATTCTGTATCATTCATAGTGCTGATCCTCCTTCTGGCGGCTACTGTGTGCCTCTGGTGGGGTTGTAGGGATCATGCCGTAACCTCCTCAAAGATCCTACCCCACTTGGAGAATTCCTCAACAAACTTCTCCTCACAATCCCCAAGATAGAATATAGCCAAGGGGAACGGCGCCCCCGTGGTATGTCCTGAGAACTTGAGGCGTCCACGCACTACGCACCACGGGTAATCGGACAGCGCATTAAACCACTTGGTATCTATCCGCGCTGGAACGAGCGCGATTGCTTGATCTACACGATCAGCCCAATACTCGCGTATGAGATGGTCTACCCATTTGGATATCTCTCTCCCGTATGGTGGGTTCATGTAGATGTTTCCACACCATATCTGAGAGAGCCCATCAGACCACTGTGTATAATACATCTTTGCCGGGATCGTTGGGTTTTCCGGGCTACATGGATCAAGATCGATGTGTCCCAAGACCGTCAATACAGATTCAATGATCTCTGGTGGAGTATACCACTCGTTTGTATGGTTGGAGAAATGGGTATCGGTGTTCATTCCTTCACCCTCTTCATCTTACATACCATTTTGGTCTCCGCTTTACAATGTTCGCAGGTGAGTAATAGAACCTCTCCACATTTTGGTATCTCGCGCCTTTCCCATCTCCATTCGTTGGTTCGTTTACATTCCGGGCATTTCCAAGTCCAGCTTTTATATTTGGTCATCATTCTCCCCCATCCTCCTTGGTTATCCTCACTGCGTTCCGGCATGCGGGGATCATACCGCGTCACCATCATTGATCATATATTTTTTTATATTTGGATCTTCTGGTTCAATACCACAGTCCTCAAATATTTTAGCAAGCCGCTTATCATTGAAACGATCCGCAGGTCCCGGTTCTGCGTCCGTTTTAGATGCATTAATTAAATTTCCGGAAACATACACCGGATCAATGTGGTTTAAAAGATCATCAATATCGACCCATTTATAAACGAACGTTTGTGCAACATCAACAAGCGCATTAAGTTCAAACTTTCTCCGTTTGATCATCTCATCTGGTTTCCTGGTTCGTAGCCTGTCGTTTATCAATTCGTGTATAATAGCGGCCTTTAATAATTCGTGTAGATCATCATAACGTGGTGATATGGTGGTTGTAACACCATCCTCGCCGGTTACTTCCCAATACCACTCAGGATATCTCAAATGTTTTTTATCGAGTGATTTGCCTTCACGGACCCTGAACTTTATATTACCGCTCATTGTGCACACCTCCATATAATGAGTTCCCGTGTCAACACCAACAGTTTCTTGTTCTCCTTGGCATAGTTCACCATTTGTGGCATATACTGCTCTGAGTTATACGGACACGATACACGGTTCTCCAACACAAGTGGGGCGTTTGCGGCTTTCACGCCTTGGATTATGTCAAAGACATGATCAACAAACTCCTTATTATCAGATTTCCACTGTGTCGGTTGGATGATCAGTGCAATGGCGCCTTTGCTCTGTCGTTTCGCAACATCCACCACAAACGACACCACGTTCTTGGTAAACTCTTCAAGAGGCTGGTTTGCCAGATCTTCGGCGTCGTTGGAATATTGACCGGCTGCCTGTCTCCAATACGGCGGATCGAGGTAGGTGAGTGATACTTCCGACCACCGCTTATTGAGTGGTGGGACGCCGTCTTTTATGTCGTGCAGTCGGATCTCGTGTTCGCGTGCAGGTATCGGTTTTCTGTCAGATATCCAGCACCTCCGAAGCCTCTTCCTGCACACATCGAGCGTGGACCCACCGCCTGCAAAGGGATCGACCACTATATCAAACGGTTTGGTATAGAGCCAGAGTAGGTTCTCAACAATGGTCTGTTCCGACTCACCAAAATGAGCCACACTGTTTGACGATTTGGAGAACCTCCACACATTGTATAGTGGAGGAACAAAATCGTCCTCGAACAGCGCGGAAAGTTTGTCGGATTTGGGACACTTGTCTAAATTCCGACATTCTTTCATACGTTCTGATATGGTGTCTTTATGGAGCCCCACCTCATCCGCGATCTCGTCCTGAGTATGACATGTGAGGTACATATCGAATATGGTCTTTTTGATGCGTTCTTTCCTGCGTTCCTCTGCTCCTTCAAGATATCGACCGACTGTTTTTTCTGATACGGAGAGAATACGTGCAATCTCCTTTTTGTCTGTTATACCATATCCGTCGCTGAAGAGCCGTGTTGCCATCATCTTCTTGTCATCATCGTTGAGTTGTGCGCCGTGTTTGGCGTTCCTCTCAATTGCGAGTGCAAGGAATGCAACATCCGATTCTGTTGGTGTGGTAATGGCCTGTATTGTTTCGACACCTGCCGTTCTATGCGCTGTGAGCCTGTGCCAGCCGTCGATTAGCTCATATCTCTGGTTCACCTCGATTGGTGGTAGTACTTCGATATCTGCAGCATACTTCTGTACGAGTGTAGGATCTTTTTTGATACGTGGATACAGATCCTCTCTGAAAACCACATCTGAAACCCTTATCGTCTGTGTATTCATTCCTTCTCCTCCTTCTCGACTGCTTCCTCAAGCGCCTTTTTCATAACGGCCGACATGACTATTCCTTTTTCCTTAATTTTCCGGTATAGGCTGTTTGGAATACTCACAGCCACCTGCCTGAATCCTTCGTTTGTATCCATATAATTTAATATGTTGTTTGTCCTTATAATACTTCCGATCTCCTCTTCCACGACCAAGATCCTTAAAATTCCAAAACATTCCAAAATATTCCAAGCGAATGGAATTTTAACAATCTTCTATTTGTGCCACGTTTCAAAATCGGGCGCGCCCACTGCCCCTATTATATATATATAGTAAAAAAATTCTATTTTTCCTTATATGATATACTATACATAGGGGTGTACATGTACTACAGGTATGGAATTTTAGAACTTTAAGAAAAAAAGACTGGTAAAATTGAGCAACACACAATCCAACCGCGCCACACGCCACACTAAAATTCCATACCCAAGAATTTTAATGGAATTTTAGCATTTTAATGGAATTTTAAGGGGTGCCCGATTTCCGGGCTTCCATGAATTTTCGATACTCGTCCTCAACATCTACCCCTTCACCCACCCAAACATAGAGACATTCATTGAACTTGCTTGCGCGGGTCTGATCCTCGTTCCTGATCGCAATTATCGAGTAGTCGGTTAACGAATCAATAACACTCATCTTCTTTGTGCTGCTATCCAGATTCTTCCATGCCGCCTTACTCTTCCATGCATTATAACCCACTGGTTTTCCGGCACCCGCTCGAATAGCTTCTACTGCAACCTGCGTGGCTCTCTGCACATCACTACATGCGATCTCAGGAACAATCCTGGTATCCGTCTGCTCAATCAGATGATCAATAACCTGCATCACCCGAAGGGCGCATACGCGGGATATGATGTGGTTGGTCCGGCACTCTTCATCCATCAACGCATAAATCAGGGATAACCGCATCGCGTTTTCATGCTGTTTTGAATGGAGGCTGTTGCCTTTCGTCCAATACTGTTCTAATAACTCTTGTTGCCGTTTCAGGAAGATATCTTTTCGGAGATTCGCATCTTCCCATTTCATCAATACGGGAACCGGGGGCCTATGTGGATCATCAGGACTATTCATCATGAATCCCGGATCTTCCTTGAGTAATGCAAGCCGGGCAGCAATCATATCTTCGGTGGGTCGTGTCAACCCCCGGATAAGCGGATCTGTCTCGTTCCAATCTCTCCATACCAGATCAGATGCACACTCCCAAGCCTGCTCTTCTGTGAGCCTATGATCGGGATTATATCGAATTGTGTATAATATATGACGTATATCATCGGGTAAGTTAATTGATGGTGGGTCGTCTTCTGCAAGATTCGGTATTTTACCATCGTCTGTGAGAATGAGATACCGCCCAAGTTCCCCGCTATCAATATCTTCTGGTGATACGGTATTCAATAATTTTTCAGCTGTTGATATCTCAATATATGTGAGCGCGGGATGTTCGATACGTCGTTCATATTCGTGTTTTGCGTCCCGATCTTTCTTGGAAAGCCCGCGTTCCGATGTTGCGGGTAACGAAAAATCACCTTCGCTGTTTGATACCAGAGACATGATCGCGCCTTTGAGAGCGACTGCATGAGCATCACCTTTACTGGCCTGTCTCGCGTGTCCCGATTCATCGATCACCATCAACTGAGAAGGACACCGTTTAAGCGTGCTGAATAACCCCTGTTTCGACGCGCAACCCGTAGGATCAATAATGAGGTTGGATAACCCGGATTGCTTCAGGCATTCATTGACAAACGACAGGATATGATTTTTCCCGGACGAACTCCGAGCCAGGATCATCATACACAACGAGGTATAGTTCCCGGATAGTGTCTTATATTTCCGCGATCCCACGACCGAAAACAGACAGACAACCGCCGCCCATGCGAACCGGATATCAGGAACTTGCGCGGTCTGCATATAGATATCCTGCAACCTTCCTCCAATGCCGGGAAGCCGCCATATATCATCATCCATTGTTTTGTCCTCCGTGTCGCCTCTTAATAAACTCTAAAAACTCGTTTGCGAGATCCGCCGCCATCCCCTGTTTATATTCGGGTGAATATGTGTCACGCAACCCGGCAATCGCTTTCTTCATCGTCCTGTCTGCATAATCTACCCGATCCCATTTTTCGCGGTATAGTCCGGACATCCTCATTAGTCGGTTAAGTTGGAGCTCGTCCTGAGTATAGAAAGCAAGGATATTACATAACGCCTGATCGGCTTCAGATGGTGAACTATACCCCGCCGTGCTGCCTCTCCATAACGCATTAAATTTTGAACTGTTCGCGGCAGCCTGACAGATATCTATGATCTCGTCATCGGATAGATCGGGGCTTTTTGTGGTGGTCTGAGTCACGATGGGTAAATCATCAATTGGATCTATCTTATGATAAATATCGTGTAATGCGTCTGCATCAATATCACAGATATCTTCCGGGGTGCCTCTGATGTGGTTTCCCGTAACCGTGAAATATCGGCCCCAATCGTATATCTCGATGGTGCTTTTCCGCGCCTTCTTGCCGGGTTTGGTTCCCCATGCAATAACGTGCGCCCCGTTCCCGCTGGGTGATAATTCAGCATAAGATCCAAGAGATAGGATCTCTTCCATAATAGTGTCTGGATGTTGATCATCCCAATCAATACCGATCCAGTTTTTGTTGATATCATCATCCCAACCCAGGCAGAACCCGATACCATCAAATTTCCCTGTATCAAGTGCCTGTATCGCGGTATGATAATCAACCCACGTTGATGCGTTTGTACTTGATGCTTTCCGTTCCGGGGCATTGGCCTGATATGGGATCTTAGTTAATTTCTCTCGTTTCTCGTCCAGTTCATACCTCCACATTACCCACCGTCGCGCCTTCTGCATACTTTCGGGTGGGCGCGTGATCATGGGTTCTGCTCCAGGTATCTGGAAAGCTTTTCAACCGCATCATACGTAACTGCCCGGTTAGGTTTGGTCATAATGCGCCATATAGTGTGATAAGGCACCCCGGACTCTTCAGCAACAACCCCCGGCCTTCTGTCCTTGAGTCGTTCTCGGATTTCGTCTAAGCTATACATGAGCATTGTGTTTGTATCCAGATACTAAATACTTTTCTATATTTAATAAATTCTTAAACATAAGTTATATATACTCTCCCGCCCAACAGATGATCATACCAAGCGGGGCTTGGTGGAGGTATCAATGGAAAGGAAAGTTGTTGCAACCAAACATATTGATATGATTTAAATCGACCGTCGGCCACCATCTCCCGGCATGTGGGTCATACCATACGCCGGGAATACCCCCATTTGGGGAAGTAACGCAAAACGAACATAACGAAAAGGAGTAAATTATGGCAATCGACCTAAAAAGCCTAACCAAAAGCCGACAACACCCACCGATCATTGTCCTGCACGGGCATGAGGGGGTAGGTAAGAGCACCTGCGCAAACGGGTTCCCGGCGGCGTTCTGGTTCAACCTTGAAGACTCGACATATGCATTTGCGCCAGAAATGGTGCAGGTGCCCCGGACATACGAAGAGATCCTCGATCTGCTCGATGCGCTAATTGAACAGGATCATACCTATAAAACGATCATCATCGACACGCTCGATAAACTTGAGATCCTGATGACGGCTTTTGTCTGTGCCCGCAACAAATGGAGTAACATCTCAGAGCCCGCCTTCGGTAAGGGATATGCGGCACGGTCTGAAGAGTTCCGGGCGTTCTGGGACAGAGTCCAGCGGCTCAACCGACAGAAAAATATGCTTGTCGTCTTGATTGCTCACTCTCAGGTTGTGAAAGTCCAGGATCCGATCCTGCCGGAATATGACAGGCACGCGATCCAGCTCTACAAGACCGAGAACGCCTTCATTCGAAGGGAAGCCGATCTGGTGGGATACTGTCTCATTGAGAGCTTCACGAGCACCGACGGACAGCGCAACCTTGCGACGACCGCCGGAGAGAGACAGATCCGAACATGGCCGCACCCCGCGTATGATGCAAAAACGCGGGTGCCTGGGATGCCCGAAATTCTACCAATGGATGCTAAGGCGATCATGAACTGTTATACGACCAAACAAACAAAAAAGGAGATGAACTAACATGGCCATACTGAATTTTGACTCAACGAAAGTAGAGGCGGGCGAATTTGAACCGATCCCGGCCGGAGAATACCGGGCGATGATCGTCTCGTCTGAGATGAAAGACACTGCCGCAGGACGCGGAGACAAACGGCTCGACCTCAGGTTCGAGATCGTTGATGGAAAGCACAAGGGCCGGAAACTGTTTGAAAACCTCAACCTCATCCGGGTGGGTAAGACGGAGAAGGACGCCACCACCACAAAGATCGCGCAACAGCGACTCAAAATGATCTGCGAGGCGGTCGGTAAGACCCACATCAAAGATTCAGCAGAGCTGCATAACAAACCGATGCTCGTAGATGTCGTCATCGAGGCGGGGAGCGGGACGTATAAGGACAGGAATGTGATCAAGAAGTTCGCACCGCTTGGTCCGGTTGCACCACATGAACCGCCGCAACCAGCACAGGAAGAGCCCGCCGGTGTGATGCCCTGGGAGGTGTGAGACAATGGATCTCACTCAACCCCTCGGTTTCCCTGATCCCCTTGATGGGATCAAACATATCGATGACAAGATCAAAGAATTTCAGGACAGCATCGAAGTTCTTGTTTCGATGAGGAAGACGCTTATTGATGAGGCAATCGAAGACGGAAAGACAGACAACGGCAGATACCGCCTTGTCACGCCCGTCAAGAAGCGGAGAACGATCATTCAGGAGGTATTGGAGACAAAATACCCCGAAGTGTTTGATGCCTGTAAAAGCGTCAAGGTATCTGTTACACTGGGAGCAGTCGAAAAATATTTCCGCGAGTTTCGGTGCGGCATCCCGCCGGAATGTGTCAATGTTGAAGTGTCCGAAGGAGAGCCGGTGCTTGAGAGGGTGGAATAGATGATAAACGCTGGTGGTATTCGGTTATATATGGCAAACGAGTTGTGGTTTGTCGAAACAACAATAACAGAAGCTTTTGAAACATCATCAGAAGCATCAACACGGGTCAGAGAACTAATTGAAGTTTTCGGGTTATGTCAGGATGAGGTGATCGGTGATGCCTGAGATAGACATAATATCGCGGTATAAAGCCGGAGAAAGAGAATTTCTGGATATGAATCTCAGAGATGCGGATCTCAGTAATGCGAATCTCAGAGCTGCGAAACTCAGATATGCGGATCTCAGAGGTGCGGATCT